TTGACCGCAGATGACATCACAGAAGTAGAAGCTCTGGCGCAGGCGTACTACGACGCACTGGACGCTGAGGATAGTGCGAACGCTGAGGAAATTACGCAGTAAGGAGGATATCATGGCAAGCACTACATACGAGCAAACGCCTCGCTATTATTATGATCAGCGTGCGTACCCGATTTTGTGGCCCGCAGTGTGTGACCATTTTGCCAACGGCGGCAAAATGGGACATTACCGTGCCGTGACCGTTCGAGTGCGCAACGCGGGACAGTTGCCGCAGCCCTTCTGGCTCGGTGCTGCCTGTGGCGGCGGCTCGTGTGGTGCTGCCCCCTGCGCTGCGAGGACTTGACCGACAGCAGATGACCGCCGCTATCAAAAGCGCACCGCTTGGGAGGGTTGACCGTAAGATAGCCTTACTGCGGTACGTTGAGCGGCTCCCGCTGCCGGACATTGCAGCACAGACGCATTACAGCCGGACGGCGATAGGCTACCGGCTGAAAGGCATTGATAAAATGCTGGATGTGTGATATACTAATTTGTCTAGGGATTAATCGGAGTTTTTGCTCTGGTTATCCAAAAGCGGCAGGCTTTCGGGTCTGCCGCTTTTCTTTTTGCACGAATTGTGGTATAATAATACCAACGAAATCTGCCCGGCCTCTCGAAGAAGCGCATTAGGGTGGATATTTGCCAGCTAGCCCAGTGCTTTATCTGGGAATGAAAAAAGCGGTTGCCAGATAGGCGCCGATCAGTCTCCCGCCCGCCTACTTGCAGTGCGTACCATGCGGGAGACGATTTTATATGGTGATGCTTATGTGCAATACAAAAGAAGAACGAGTGGCAAGAATCGCAAAATACTACACCACTTTTCATCTGTTTGGAGATTGGTATCTTATTCGGTATTGGCCTAGACACTGCCACAGCTGGAAGCGATTTATTCCGCTGTATACTCCTACGCACATAAGCTGATAAGCAAAAAATCCCCTGTTTTGCCGAAGCCCTGCGTTCCACGCGGGGTACGTTGTAGTCAAAGTGGGGGATTTTGTTTTATTTGCACTAGTTTTGCCGAAAGCATTGCCATATATTGGATGATGTGATATCTTAGCATTGCACTCCAAAGTGTGTGCCCTTATCAGTTAAGCGCTCATGCGGATTTTTCCGTGTGGGCGCTTTTCTTTTTTTGTCCTTCGTTTGACGTTCGTTGTCTTTCGTTTTTTTCCGATGCGGTACACTGGATGCAATAGGAGGGATGTATTATGAGCTATTACCCGACACCCGGAGCGCCTTACGTTCCGCAGCAGCCTGTCAATCCTTACGGTGGCATGGGAACAGTTGGGCTTGCCACTCCCCTACCGAACGCGCAGATGCAACAGGCACAACCGCAGCGTCCGCAGCCGATGAATGGGCAGCAGCCTGTTCAGCAGTCGGCACAGGACGGCGGTTGGCTGCTTGGCAGACCTGTTTCCAGCAGGGAAGAATTTCTGGCAATACCGTCTGACCTGTACGGCAGACCGACCTACTGCCCAGACTTGCGCAGTGGTGTGATCTACTGCAAGCGTCTCAACCCAGACACCTGCGAATCCTATGTGCAGGAGTTCTACAGCCCGGAAGCATGGCGGCAGATGCAAGCACAACAGGCACAGCAGACCGCTGCACCGACACAGCAGTATGTGCCCATTGAGCAGTACAACGCCCTCGTCCACCGTCTGGATGAGCTGGAAAAGTGGCAGAAGAGCTTCTCTAAGCCAGCTGCCGCAGCAAAGAAAGGAGAATAACAATGTCCTCTCCGTTTGATATGATTACTCACAGCCCTATTATGCAGCTGGCAAATCTGGCTCGTGCCGGGCAGAACCCGATGGGGCTTATCCAGCAGCTGGGTGGGCAGAGCGCACCCATCATGCAGGGCTTGAACCTGATTCAGGGCAAAAACGAAGCGCAGCTCCGAACGATGGCGCAGAACTTAGCCAAAGAGCGTGGCATCGATTTAAACCAGTTGGCAAGCGCCCTGAATCTGACGCTGCCCCGATAACGCATCCCTCTAAGCGAAACGCTTCTCAGTTTTGCGGACTTGACAAAAACCGCTTTTGTTTGGCTTCGCCCATCGCATACGGCGGTGGGATAGCATAACGCAAAACTGAAAGGAGTTTTGTTATGGACGATTTTGCAACTGGCTATCTGGCTGGGCAGGATGGTGGCAATAACAACGGTGGATTCTTCGGCAACGAAGGTCTGTGGGCGGTTATCATCCTCGCCATCATCTTCGGCTGGGGCACAAACGGCTATGGCCGGAACGGCGGTGACAACGGCATGAACAGCTACATCCCCTATCTGGTCGGCACTGGCGCAACTGGTCAGGGCGGTGCAGACACCCGCGCGGCTCTGTCTGAGGGCTTTTATCAGCAGGATACCTCCCGCTCTCTGGCGGGCATCCAGAGCGGTATCTGCTCTCTTGGCTATGATCAGCTGGCACAGATGAACGGCGTCAACACCAACATCGCAAACGGCTTTGCTGGTGTGAACAGCGCCATCTGTCAGCTTGGCTACCAGAACGCACAGCTCGTGAACGGTCTGGAACGCAGCGTGTCTAACGGCGACAACGCCATCAGCCTTGCCATCATGCAGGAGGGCAACGCACGGCAGGCGGGTCAGACCGCACTTGCCACGCAGCTGGCATCTTGCTGCTGCGAGAACAAGCAGCTGATCGGCGACCTGAAGTACACCATTGCACAGCAGGACTGCGCTACCCGTCAGGCTATCGCAGACAACGCCCGCGCCATCGTGGACAACTGCAACGCCAACTTCCGCAGCATGATGGACTACTTCACGCAGGATAAGATCGCTACTTTGACCGCTGAGAACCAGAGCCTGAAGTTCGCAGCTTCTCAGGATCGTCAGAATGCGCTTTTGACCACCGTGATGTCCCAGCAGACCGATACCATCCTGAGCCGGGTCAATCCTCGTCCGATTCCCGCTTATCAGGTAGCAAACCCCAACGTGGGCGTGAACTGCTGCGGCTGCTGCTAACCAACACACTCCCCGATAACGCCGGGTGAACCATCGGGGCAGGGGTAAGACACCTCTGCCCCTGATTTTTTAGGAGGAAAACACTATGGCTTGCAAAACAAGCTGCCGTCTGTGCCCGCACCTTGTAATCTCGGATGCGGTGACGTTCGCCAATGACACGCTGACCATCAACATTCCTGCCGGCGCATACCAGAATGGAGAGAAGTATTGCATCGTGGTTGCCCAGAGCTTGCCGGACACAACCACCATCAACGCCCCTGTGGTCATTACCATAGGTGCAGGCACGACCGCATACCCTCTGACCGACTGCAACTGCGCTCAGGCGACCGCCGAGAGCATCCACACCCGCACCCGCTATGCTACTCGTGTGGCAACATCTGCAACCGGCACCGGCACGTTTAAGTATCTTGGCTGCTTCTGCCGCTCCCACGCCGGTGCGCCTGCGTCCATTTCCTAAGGAGGTATTAGATTATGGGCAAGACTAATTTTCGCCGCATGATGATGCTCCGTGACCACGACAAAGACCGTGAGCCGGAACGTGACCGCCTTGAGGAAGAGCGTGACCGCAGGGAACGTGAGATGGAACGCCGCCTGCGCAAGCTGGAAGGTGGCAACGACCGCTATCCCTACTATCCGCAGGAGGAAAACCGTTACACCGACCCCTACCCTATCCCCCGCTACCCTGACGTAGAGTATGGGCGCAAGATGCCGCAAATCGGCTTCTCGCAGAACGGCGACTGGGATAAACGGTCTGGCCAGTACGAACATGGCAGTGCAGACAGCCGCTCCATCAAGATGCCACGCCAGCACCTCACCCACGATGAAGCAGAGGAATGGTGTGATAGCATGGTCAACGCTGACGGTACGAAGGGCTGTCACTGGACGCTGGAACAGACACAGGACGTTGCCAAGCAGCGGAATATCACTTGTGACCCGAATGATTTCTGGGCTGTCATGAACATGATGTACTCGGATTATTGTCAGGTTGCAAAGCGTCAGTCCGTTGACACTCCGGGCTTCTACGCTGACATGGCAAAGGCGTTCCTTGAGGACGCAGATGCAGCAGACGGCAAGGCGTATCTCTACTGGGATTGCATTGCTGATAAGTAAAACGAAAACCCCTGTGTAGTCGTAATGACCGCACAGGGGTTTGTGCTTTAGCAAGTTCCTGTATCTCCGATTTTTTGCATGGTGCTTTTGAGATTTGGCACATCTGCTTCTGGCATTTTGCGTTTGATGCCAATAATCGCTTGCGTGATTCCAGCTTTGTTTAACTGGTTTACAGACTTACGGAATACAAAATCAATGTTCATATTCGCCTTGATTGTTCCGTCATCTTCAAGGTAGCAGTTTGGAATCCACACGTTTTGATTGCTTCCATTGATTTTGAAACGCTTTGCTTTGTAGCAACCGTAGTCCTCTCTTACAATCAGCTCAACAGGAATTCCCTTGTAATATTGCGTATCGGTATTGTACTTTTCAGCCAGTTTTGCTTTACGTTTTGCTACCTCTGCGTTGATTTTAGCTTGTTCCTCTTTGCTTCTGTGCTTGTGTGGCTTGTATGCGCGCACAATCTCTCCCCCCTCATTCCCAAAGTACAGATTGGGATTTTATGTCAAATAAGTCTTGCGGATGGAATACAAGGCTTTTATCAAGCTCAACTATGCCAACGATTGAGAATTTGCCGGGGACTTCTCGCTCGATTTTAGCCTTTGCTTCATCCTTGTCATTCGCAAACAAAACGAACGGAGTTTGAAAGCGTCTGCATTTTTCGTCATCATTGTACTGGATTTTGACCCAATAGAAATTTTCCATACATCGCTCCTTTACTATCTCAATGTTTTACAGGCGGTTCAGGCAACGGCATCCAATATGTAATATTGTGCGGTTTTCCGTTTTTATCCCGCCACTCACCAAAATCCTGTTCATATCCGACAATCTCAACGTCAAACTCGTCTTGGCTAAATCCGATAACATACGGGTTATATTCATCCGGCATCTCGTTTTTTACGTTTATCCATTGTCCAATTTTAGGGGCGTTTGAAATGTCATACGAACAATATCCAATACATTGAATCGCTCCTAACTCATCCACGAGATTTCTGTTTCCAAGCTTTGTGATGCAAACATCGTGAACCCTCTGCCACCCACTCTTGTAATCGGAATATTCGTCTTGTGAAATTACGATATTTTCTGGGTTCAATTCTTTTCTCCCACAGGTTAGGTTCCATTCATTTGCAATTCTCTGCTTCATTTCGTATTCATTGGCAAACACTCTTGTTTCCTTTAGAGCGTTTTTCAAAGAGCCACGATGAGGTCTATAAGCAATCATAGGCCAACCCTCCATACAACTTGGCGTTTATCTTTCAATCAATTCCTTGATATACAGCGTTTCAAATTTTGTTAGATGGGGATACTCGCTTCGAGCCATTTTTTCTGCCTGTTCTTCAACGCCGAGAATACTTTCAAAATCATCATTTACACTAATGGTGTAACACATACACTCGTGGTCATGCTTTCCGTTCCAACCTTCAAAAAGAGCTACAAACTTTTTCATTTCGTCAATCCTCCAAGAAATTTTCCAACTCAATCTTTCCTTCTGCCGCTGCAACCGCCAGAGCGTACACGAACTGTCCAATCGTCATTCCGTGCCGTCTGGCTTCACGGTTGATATACTTGCGCTCTTCCTCGCTCATAAGGATTGTAATGCGCTTTGAACGCTTTCCATCGCCACTTGCAACGCCCTGATGCGATTCCGGCATCGGGATTTTTTTCTTTGTCAAACCAGCTTCAGCTAGTGCGCCGGATACATCGCCTTGTTCGATAAGACGTTGAACTTCTTTCGCCTGTTTCAGCTTCTTTGGCTTACTTTCGCTGACTACGGCATTGTTCGGCTGTGTTTTGCTGTCTTTGGCTTGCTTCGGCTTAATACCACTTAACTTCGCTTCATTAGGCTGTGCATGGCTGTCTGTGGCTCCACTGGGCTTAATCGGTACTTGTTCGGCTTCGTTCGGCTTTGCTTGGCTTACTTCTTCTTCCTTTGGCTCACTTCGGCTTAATGTCTGTTCCGAAAAAATAGGCTGAAAGTCAAACCCGCCAAGCAAGCCTGAGGATTTTTTGCTGGTTGATTTCATTCCTCTTCCTCCCAATCTTCATCAAGGTCAGGAACGGTCGGCAACGGCATCCAGTGAGTTATATTATGCGGCTTTCCGCTTTTGTCCCGCCATTCCTTAAAATCTTCTTCATAGCTTACAATTTCTACATCGTATTCGTCTTTGCTAAACCCGATAACGTATGGGTTTAGTTCATCTGGCATTTTATCTTCTGATTTTGCCCATTGATTATTTGCAAGTTCTTTCTGCCACTTTTTGCAATACTTTTCAGCTAGATACCACTGAGAATGAAACGCCATTTCTTTCTCTTTATCGGAAAGGTCATTAAATGAAAAACCAAAATTGATAACGTAGACTTGCTCCGTGTCATCAACACAAGTTGCATTCAAAAGATGTGGGTAAAAATCGCTCATTTTGCATCCCCCTCTACAATCATCTGCGCCAACGCCTTGAAATCCTCTGCGCTGGTACTCTTTGCCGTGTCACCGCTAAACAGGCTGTGCCGCTCTGCCTGCGCCTTACGAACGCCCATAGACGGTCTAATCTTCACGTCCAGCAGGGTTGTGCCCATGCTCTGCGCAATCACAGGAAGCTGCTCCACAACCTCTTTGGACAGGTTCTCACGGCTTTTGTACTGGTTCAGGAGCAGACCTTCAATCTCCAAGGTCGGATTGAAGTATCTACGAACATCCCCGATGGTCTGCGAAAGCTGGCTCAAACCAGCCAGTGCGTATCGGTCTGCTGTGATGGGAACGATGATGCTATTGGCGGCGATCAGTGCGTTCACAAGCGCAAGACCAAGCTGCGGGGGAGTGTCCAGCACAATGTAATCATACTGCTCAGACACGCTTTCAAGGGCTTCTCGCAGCCGGAAGTTCTTGCCCATGTCCCGGACAAGCTGCTCGTCAATGTCCTTCAATGCGCTGTCGGACGGCAGAATGTCACCAGCTTCACAGTGCTGGATTCCTTCCTCTACCGTTCCTTGCCGGGTCATTACATCAAACAGGGTGCATACGTCCTCTGTCTGTGCGCCGTAGGTGTCTGTTGCGTTGCACTGGGCATCGCAGTCCACCAGCAAGACCTTCTTACCGAGCAACTGCAATGCACCAGCCAGACAGGTGCTTGTTGTGGTCTTTCCTGTGCCGCCCTTCTGGTTGGCGACAGCTATGATTTTTGCCATTTTTATTCTCTCCAGTCTATAAAATATCCGTTATAAACGAACTCTTTCGCCGCGTTACCAGCTTCGATTAAGGCTTTCCCGGCTTCAATCGCTTCGTCAGGCGTTAATTCACTGTAGCTTCTCTGCGGCAAAACCCTTACAGAAGCCTGATTTCCATGATGATTGAACCGAAACTGATAATCAAACTTCTTTTCAAGGTCAAGTTCCGCTTTATTCAAAACGGAGTAGGGAACTTTTGCCATTTTATCACTCTTTCTTTATTCTTTCGGTGGTTTCGGTAAAGGCATCCAATGGGTGAATTTCTGATATTTTGTCCTCCACCAACATTTCCCATTCCATTGAGCCGTAATCGTATGCGTTCCACAGAAATAAGGCCCATTAGAAACGCAAGACACAAGATATGTTCCCGGTTCTTCTGGTAGCATGTCTTTCACACTAATTCATTCCATTCTTTTTCCTTTTTGCATCATCTGCTCAATGTGCTGTATCTGACTACTTTTGCAATGCGTCAATCTCATAGAAAGCCGGAAGATACTCTTCAATCGCACCGTCTTTCTTCAAGCTGCCAATCAGATACCGCTTCGGGTAATCAGGCCAAGGGTCACGGTTGATTGAAAGAATATCTGCACACGCAGCCTTTACAATGTCGTAGACTGCATCTCTCCGCTTTGGTAGCTTGATAGATGGATGCTCTTCCATCATCTTTACCTCAACTACCTTTGCGACCTCGATACACTCTTGAACCGACAGCGCATCGCACACAGACCAGTCGTATCCTTCGTATCCGCTTGTGCGAGGCTTTCTGGCGGCTTTTTTGCTCTCCGGCTTGGAATCAACCGTCTCACAATCAACTTCGCTAGAATCGGAATCTATGACGGGCTGCTTGGATTTGTACCCGAATCGAAACTCAACTGCTACTACCTTTCGCCCTGTGCAAATCTTTTCAAAGTCAACGACAATGTCTGAAACATTGCTGATCTCTTCCACTGCTGGCTCAAGAACTCTGCGGCGTAAAGCCCGGAAATCGTCATAACTTGCATCGTTTGCCCCCAAGTGGTCACGCAGCTGCTTCAAACCAATCTTGTTCGATGTTAGAGAGCGATTCATCCAATCTCGAATCATGCTGTACATCAGAATAGATGCTTGCTGTTTCATCCCAATCGTATAGCGCAGACGGTATTTGACGTAGCCACTTCTTGCAATGTCGAAAAACACAGGCCGCAAGTCAGGATTACAGTTGATTGAAACGTCATAGGACAAGGATTCTCGATTGTACTTGACCTCTGCCTTTGTGAACAGCGGATACATCACATATTCTGTTCCATCTGCATTCAGTGGTACTGAAACCACGTTGCCCAAAAAGTGCTTAACCTGCGACTTCAAGTTCTTTGAATTGAGCTTCAAATCCAGCAGCTTGCAATATTCAGCCAGCGTAAACGACACGTTAGAGCTTTCGGGGTCTCTCGGATTGATACGGCTCAGATAGACCTCAAGCAGCCGAAGCTCACCTGCTGTGTAGTCCGTAAACTTCGCCCAAACCAATGCCTTGCTCTTTTCGACAAGGTTGTTTCCTGTCAATTCTGGCATTGCATCACCTCATTTCTTCTACCCTATTATACCACTGTATCGTGTACACGTCAATGATTCTGTACACAATTATTTTTTCAACAATCGACTTCCACATTCTGTACACGATACTCCACTTTTTGTACACGATACCATCCACTTCTTGTACACGTTCCTCCACTTTATGTACACAATGCTCCACTTTTTGTACACGTTCTTACTATATATATAAACAAGAGATAAACAAGAGATAAATAATCATCATCAAATAGTGACGACGATACATTTTCAACAATTTCTTCTCTTCAACGGGCAGATTGTGGAAAACGACAACTCTTTTTGCTGAATAAGAAACGTCCATCAAGCCCTATAACCTACCTGACGGTTCTATCGTGTACAGAAAATGGAATGCAATCACACCAATATGGGACGAATTGACAAGTCACGCTTTGATGAACGAAAATTTCACGCGAGTTCGTTAATTACATCCGCAAAAATCCACCATTTACGATTCTATGGGGGACAAAATGACAACCCAAAACCATATTTATAACAGGCCTATTGTGTACAAAAAGTGGAGCACGTCCCCCTGTATACCGTAAAAACTTCGATAATTCGACAATCAACCAGTTATATTATTGGGATTCACGGTGTAGGAATCGTTGGACTTCATGGCAGCTTCTGTTCCGGCGTCCTGCGCCTGATAGAGAATCTCCATCTTTGGGGCGGTTCCGTTCGGGTCTGGATCTGTTCCGGTGGCCTGTGCCATCTCATAGCTACCAGACACCATCCGGCAGACAGCGACCCTGTCCTTCAACGGCGTGTGGAGGTTTGCCAGAATCTCCGTCAGCACGCCGATATGGTCTGAGCCGTGATCTCCGTACCGGATATATAACAGGGCATCTATCTCATAGGATGAGCACTCCATCATAGCATCTATGAGAATCCGCCGTTTCTCCAAATCGGAAAGGTCGTCTTCCAGGTGTTCCAGCAGCCCTGGGTGAATACAAGCATCCATGTATCGAGCCACCGATACGCCGCAGCAGGTGAACCAGCGCATAGCCATCGGCAGGGAGATGGCTGCCAGACCTTGCTCCCAATTTGCTATCGTGCCACGATTTACACCCATCTTTGCCGCCAACTTCTGCTGGCTCAAGCCGGAACGCATTCGAGCTATCTCTAATGCTTTGGCTGTTCTTACTAAATACTCATCCATAAATTCTCACCCTTTCAACAAAATCCGGCAAAACTGCCGGGTTCGACAAGCCAAAAAATGGAAAAAGCTGCTATGGAGAACCAACAGCAGCCTGTGTTATAACTGTACCATCGAAAAAACAATCAAAACAGGAGGTAACAACATGATTATCATTGACGGTATGCCCGCATCTGAACCGAACGAAAACAAAACGCCGAAACCGTGGGAGGGTTAGTGTATGAACCAGATTGACACCATGCTCATTCCCTATGCCCGTCAGACCGCCTTAAAGCTGGTCTACAACCTCTCGAACAACGATGCCGATAAGTCTGCTTATGAAGAAGCAAAAAACGTTCTTGAACGCGCCGTAGCCGCCTTAGACGATGGGCGAGACCCGGCAGACAGCATCGAACGCATTGACGGAAAGCTCGTAGAGCTGTGATTGGAGGAAAGATGGACTTTACAAACGGATTCTATAAAACAGAAAACCCTGTTGCTCTTGAAGAAGTGAAAACCTTCCTTCAGTCAATGGAACGGCGTGGAGCAACCGTGAAGGACTTAGACGATGCTATTGTGCAGCTAAACAATGTTTCGCACAGCATCAGTACAAACGCTCTCGTCAAAGCAGATGTGCTGGACGATTTACCGAATAACCCCTTTCGTTCCATGCTCAACGGAATGTTACAAAGCAAAGGGTAACTTAAACTTAATGTGGCTCTTAATCATTGTCATTGCAATTTTTGGTTTTCCTGATACAAAGTAATGAATGCGCAGAAAACATTCGATTTTTACGAAGTTGTTAAAAATACATTGACTTTACAACTAGAAGATGTATAATCGTATCAAATGAACATTCATTTTTACTGATCGGGAGGATATGCCGCAATGAGTGAACAGGAAAGAGCCAAGATTGACCGATTTATTGCATGGCTGCTGGAACATCCTGAAAAGATTCCAGCAGCGGAACGAGCCCTAGACCTAGAGTAACAGAAAATCCCTTGCGCAGAGCTACGCCAGCCCGGCACAAGGGATTTTTTTATTTTACCGGGCATGAACGTTACATCTTCTCGATCAGGTTCATCAGCGCTTCACGCTGCTCCTTCGGCATAGATTCAAGTTTTCTTCTAATCCGCTCCACTGCTGCATCAACTTCACTTTGCGGCTGCTGGGGCGGGTTTTCTTTTTGGTTGCCAGTAAGAAGGTAGTCAACCGTAACATTGAAATACTGTGCTAGCTTAACGGCATTTTGATTGGTCGGCTTTGCATCGTTTCCTGCACCTGCTTCGGTTCTCCAATAGCTATAAGCAGATTTCGGAACGCCAGCTTCAGTCAAAGCACGAGACGGCTTTACTCCCTTTTGCTCACATAGCCTTACGAAATTGTCAAAAAACACAAAACATACCTCCAGCGTTTGTACAAGATGACAAAGTTCTACCACTTGAACAAAAACACTTGAAAAGTTCTACTACTTGTGCTTTAATAAGGCTACCGGGTTCAATCGGTAGAACAAATTAAAGACTTTGAACAAATAGAAGAACGTTCGATAATGTTTTTGCTTGACACCATAATATTATCATATTCTTTCAAAAAGTTCAAGTACTAGAACAAGAAAGGAGAAAAAATTTGCTTCCTAAGTGGACAGGCGATGTTGTGGGAACGCTTCACGTTAACAGCATCGAAATCAGAGAGCTTGCTGCAAAAATGGGATGCGCACCGGAATACTTGGGAAAAATCCTGAACGGTAAGCGTGAGCCTAAAAATGCGGAAGCTAAGGTAAAAGAAGCTCTGGAAGAGCTATTGAAGGAAAGAGAGGGAAAATGAGTGGTATGGAACAGATCATTACCTTAAAGGTGGACCTTGAATACCCGGAAGAAGCCAAGTTTGCCATTGACGCCGCAGCCAAGACCTACTCGGATTTCAAGCGTGAGCAGGCGACAAGGCGCTTTGTGGAAAATGGTTGCACACCGGAAGATGCAGAAAAAATCGCAAAGTTCATCCAGTTTCTTGACCAGTGTTTTTCTGAACACAATGAAAGAGCCTTAAGAAAGGCAAGTGAAGTGGATGGAGATTAAGTACTGTGAGCGCTGCGGCCTGTATCTTGGCGTGGTCAGACCGACAAGAAAGTACTGTTCAGAATGCAAGCGCGAGGTTGACAAAGAGCGTGACAGGAAGCGCAAGAAGGCAGCTTACAAACCGGAAAAGACGTTTCCGTCCATCGGAGAAGTACAAGCCCTTGCGGACAAACTGGGCAAGCACTACGGAGAGGTATCGCAGATGCTCGCAACAGGGGAGCTGACCTATGAACGGTAAGTATTACGGAAAGCGGGAAATCCGCTGGCGCAGCCGGGAGAAAGACCGGCTGGAACACATCCAACGTAAGCGAAGGATGTCAAACGATGAAGAAAGCAATAAGCAACTTCAACAAAAGCAGTCCGTGGCAGAAGCGCTGGCAAGAGCGTGAACCTTTAAGACTGGAACATATCGAGAAAGAAAGAGTGAACAAAAATGAAAAAAATCAAAGTCAGAATCACATTCACCGAATCGGTTCTCGGCACATGGCCTAGCAACCAAAACATCGCACGAGAGTTCATCGCCAGCAAGTCCCCTGATGCAAACACCATCGAGGACGAAGTTGCCGCTCTGGGCGCTGATGCTGTGGCAGACAAGGGCATGACCGTGTTTCCTCGCAATGAGAACGGCGAACCCATCCTGTATGACTATCAGATCAAGGGCTTCTTCAAGGATTCCTGCGGTATGCTGGGACGTATCGGTGGCAAGACCGAGACCGGAAAGAAAAAAGCCGTGAATGAATCTGGCAAGCTGACGGCCTACAAGAAGGTCATTGATGGTCTGATCTTCGTCCAGCCCCGCATGATTCCCATTCATGTGAATGGTGAGATTACCGAGTGCCAGCGTCCGCTGCGTGCGCAGACAGCACAGGGCGAACGTGTAAGCCTTGCCAACAGCGAGCAGATTCCCGCTGGTTCAACCTGCGAGTTTGAAATCGTTCTTCTGGACGATTCTCACGAGAAGGTCGTGCGTGAGTGGCTGGACTACGGTACTCTGCGTGGCATCGGCCAGTGGAGAAACAGCTCTAAAGGACGCTTTGCTTACGAAATCCTCAATTAACCGCTATGGCAAGGAAACGCCGCGATAGGATTAGCAAAGGCGATGCGCTGATTTGACGAGACCTGCAAATGCGGGGAACAGCAAGGAATAGCAAGGAACAGCAACGGCTATGTATGCAAGGCGTAGCTTTGATAAGCAATGGCAAAGCATGGAGCAAAAGCAATGCAACGAATTGAGGAGATTTGCGGGGGCGTTGAGAGGTGGTGCATCGCAAAGGCTAAGAGATGCAATGAGTGGAATTGATAAGCAAAGGAAAGGCAGCGCAGAACATAGCGAAGGAATTGCATAGATCAGCTATGGCATGGGAAAAATAAACGAAAGGGGATAGAAATGAAAACTCTTGTAGAAATTATTCTGATATGGAGCGCTGCTCTTGCAGTAGTGTTGGCAGCGTTCCTTTTGAACCTGTGGCTAGTGCATCTCGTTGAACTACTGATCGGTGCAAAAGGCACATGGGGGATCATCGCAGCGGCCGCCGTAATGGCAACTGGTTGGATTTTTAATTTTGGAAGCAAAAAGGAGAACTAATGAAAACTTTGAAAGGAATGGCACTGTCCATCTTTGGCCTGGTCGCTGCGATCGCAGCAGTTGGCTACGGAGACACGATTCAAGGATGCCAGACCACAGCGCAGATGCTTGGCTGGGTGATCGTGTCCTGTGGGCTTCTCGCAACGGCTATTGTCTTTTGTGCGCTGTCTGTCAGCGCCGAAGAGGACGAACGCAGCGAGCATGAGCGCCGCAAAATCAAGCGCGTTGCCCACCACACCAGCGAGTGGAGGGATGCACGATGAAATGCCCGATGTGCGGTAGCGACAACATTACAACGGTTGACAGCAGGTCTGACAACGACAGCATCACTCGACGCAAGAAGTGCCTTGTATGTAACTACCGGTGGTCTACCATCGAAATCGACAAAGACCAGTGGCACAGTGCGTTGCAAATCAAAGAGGAGCGTAAGAGAGGGAGACCGAAAGATGATTAACCTTGACAGATTCGGCGGTGTGACCGAGCCGGAGGACGGTGTGTACTTTATGACCAACGAGCAGATGGCAGAAGCCAAAGAAGTTGACCGACTGGCTGAGATCGCGGACTTGCAGTCTGAAATCGAGGACAGGGAAGCGGAGCTGAAAGGCCTTCGTGCCCAGTTGGCAGAACTGATGGCTGGTTGATTTTGTATAGCCATATTAAGCCAAAGTAAGAACAATGATGTCTAATGAAGCCGAAGAAAGGAAATAAAATGAGCAAATACAAGAAAGAAATTAAGCACTGCGAAAAGTGCAATAAGCCTTTTTCAGTGTTCCCGAACAGCACGGAAACTCTTTGCGCAAGTTGCAAAAAGGACAATTTGGAGGAAACGCTTCGCAGAAACGGTCATGCACCGCAGCATATGCTTGTCAGGAGACCTTATGACGGAATCGAGGAAGCGTTTGCTGTCGAAGATGCCGCAAGAAGAGCTTCCTGGGACTGGGACACGAGCGTTCAGAAAATTTGCCGTGATTGCGGAAAGCCTTTTGAAATCACCCGTGCAGAACGCATTTTCTTTGAATCGCATAACATGGCATTGCCTAAGCGTTGCCCGGCTTGCCGTAAAGTGAGAAAAGAAGCGAGGAAGGAAAATAATTGATGGACAACAGCAAAATCCATGAAGCTCTGATGGCTGTTCAATCAGAGCTGAAAGCCCCGAAGGGGCAGATGAACAAGTTCGGTGGTTACAAGTACCGCTCGTGCGAGGACATTCTCGAAGCGGTCAAGCCAATCTTGAAAGCGCATAGCCTTGTGCTGCGGCTTTCCGACAAGCCTGTTATCGTTGACAGTTGGCACTACATCGAAGCCACTGCAACAGTTGAATCGCAGGATGGTGCCACCTACACGGTGACTGCATACGCTCGTGAGCCTGAATTTAAGAAAGGCATGGACGATTCGCAGATTACCGGCACTGCAAGCAGCTACGCTAGAAAGTACGCTCTGAACGGTCTGTTCTGCATTGACGATACGAAGGACGCTGACACGGACGAGTACCAGAAGCAGACCACAAGCAGAGCCAGCAAGCCTGTGCAGAAGCAACCGGAATCGGAAACCATTCCCCCATGCGCTTGCTGCGGAAAGCAGTTGCAGCCTATTCAGTACAACAACCGCACCGTCACTCCGCTGGAAACTGCAAGAAGCACAAAAAAACGCTTTGGGCGCGTCCTGTGTTGGGATTGTGCTCAGAAACAGCCGAAGGAGGGCTAAACAATGCTTAACTCTATCGCAATTCAGGGGCGTCTGGTTCACACGCCAGAAGCTAAAGTTACGAAGTCTGGAAAGGATGTTTGCACGTTCAGCATTGCTTGCGACCGTCAGAGTGGCGGTCAGAAGGAAACCGATTTCTTTAACTGCACCGCATTTGGTAACACGGCGCTGTTTGTTTCCAAGTGGTTCCAGAAGGGTAGCCTGATTCTGGTGACTGGTAGCATCCAGACCCGGAAGTATACCGACAAGCAGGGGAACAACCGCACCGCAACGGAAATTATGGCGAACAAGGTTGACTTCTGCGGCGGCAAATCGGACAGCAAACCCGCTGATCGGGCGCAGGATGCACCGCAGAACTACTCTCAAGGCAACGCAGATGACTTCTCTGTGATTGACGATGATGGTTCGTTGCCCTTCTGATTGGAGATGCGCATGAATCGGGAAGAAAAAACGCATTGGACGCAAGATAAAATCTTGCTGTATGTGAAAGCCTGTATGTCTGCCACTGGTTTAACCAGAATGCCATCAAGAAGTGAATTGAGCGAGTATTACGGAAACGACAAGTTGACAAATGCAATTCGCCGTTTTCCGGGTGGCTATTACAAAATAGCTGAAATCCTCAATGTCGAAATGAAAGAAAGCGAAACGCAATTCGGAAAGTATGGCGAAGACCTTGCTACAAAACTGCTGGAAGAACATGGATTTGCGGTTGAGCGAATGTCAACTAGATACGCCTATGACCTTTATGTTAATGGAAGCGTTAAGGTTGATGTGAAAACGGCAAGGCCGAGCAAAGCAAATAAGAGTTTTTGCTATTCGTTTAACCTTGAAAAACGCTTTCCGACTTGTGATGTTTACTTTTTGATCGCAAAGAGCGAAGAAAAAGAAAGCATCTACATAGTTCCTGCATCTATCAACCAGACGCAGATTGGGCTTGGCACTGGAACGACCGTGTATAGCAAGTATCAAGACCGATATGACATTATCGCTGATATGAGCAAGGCTTTTGCTTCTGCAAAGTCATGACCGCCTACCTTATATAAGAGCTGCGCTATCTGGCTGGACGGGCGTTTGGAAAGATGAAACACTTGGGCGACATCACAAAGATTCACGGCGACCAGATAGAGCCTGTGGATTGCATCACGTTCGGCAGTCCGTGCCAGGGCTTGTCTATGGCGGGGAAAAGGCTTGGATTTGACGACAACCGTTCCGTGCTGTTTTTGGATGCCGCAAGAATCATCAAGGAAATGAGGACAGCAACCAATGGAATGTATCCAACTTTCGCTATTTGGGAGAACGTACCCGGAGCATTCAGCTCCAACGGAGGAGAAGATTTCAGGGCCGTGCTGGAAGAGCTTGCCCGCGTGGAACAACCAGACGCTTCAATTCCTAGACCTCCGAAGGGGGGCAGATGGAGCAAAGCTGGAGCAATCGCCGGAAACAGATGGTCTCTGGCTTGGCGACAGCTTGACGCTCAATATTGGGGAGTCCCCCAACGCCGAAAGAGAATCGCTCTTGTCGCGGATTTTGGAGGACAACGTGCCGCAGAAATACTTTTTGAGCGCACGAGCCTGTCAGGGAATCCTGACGAGAGCGTCAAGGCGTGGGAAGCCACTCCCGGATATTCTCAGACAAGCCCTTCTGGATGTGATCGAACAAGCGAGAAGGTTATCTATGACGCAAGAGGAAACGGTGATGGCAGAACTTGTCCAACAATAACAGGCGACCACGAAAACAGAATCACAGATTACACGGCCATTGCAATCAAACGCCAGACCTTCAACGAACAATCTTTCAGCCACTACAAGGAAAGCGACAAATGCTCAACCTTGAAAGCGAAAGCAGGGAACATCGGCAATGGCAGCGAGTGCCTGATTGCAGAGAAAGCCATCCGCTGGATTGTTCGCCGCTTGACCCCTGTTGAATGTGAACGGCTACAAGGCTACCCGGACGGATACACCGACATTGGTGACTGGACGGATAGCAAAGGAAAGAAGCACAAATACGCTGACAGCCCACGGTACAAGGCTCTAGGCAACTCAATCGCTTTGCCGCAGTGGTTTTGGTTGGTGCAGAAGATGCACCCTTACCTAAAAGAAAAG